GAAAATATTTACTTTGTCCATAGCTGCTGGATCATCTGACCATACTGCCCAAGCCAAAATTATAATTGGGAAACTTAAAATCAAAAGACAAAATTCATCCTTGTAATCGTTTTGTCTAGCTTCTAAAAGTTTGCCTTGATAACTTTCCTCACCTCTAGCTTGTCTTTCTGCATGAAGTAATTGAGCTTCAGACATAGCCATTTTACTTTTTTGTTTATTGGCATAAATTTTTGAACCAGCTTGTAAAGCAATTTTAATCGCACTTAACCACATAATGTTCTCCTATAATTTTGCTGATTGCATTTTTTTAGAAAGTTTATTTGCTCTGTTTGGTGTTTGCTTTGCCCATAAAGAGTCTAGCATTTGGAAAGCAGCTTCCCCATAATCTTCATTATCAAGAGCCTTAAACATATTCTTAAATTTGCTAACTCCACCCTCACCGATTTGGTACACCATGTTAATAATAACTTCTTTAGCTGTATTATTAATTGGTCTGTCAGCAATTAATCTTTCTGCTGCATCTAATGTTCTTTGAAAATCTTTTTCAAAAACAGTTTCACCCTCTGCTTTTGTATATTCTATTCCATGTTCATAATCATCTTCAGGTGTAATCTTATGACCATAAAAGATGGTATCGAATCCCTCTGTGCATTTGTAAATTTTATTTACATAACCCTCACAGGCTTTTATTTCTTCTTTGACTTCTTCGTACATATACATTCCTCACAAGTACAAACATCACCATCCCAATGATGCAGATGAAACTCTGCTTTACAATGACATTGACAATGACAATCTTTACACTTTTTTTTTCTTCTTGGTTTTGGTTTTGGATAATCAAAAGTTAATACTTCATTTAACTTTTCATTAAGTTTATCAAACCATCCAAATATATTCCCTAATAATCTATCAATCATTCTAAAATCAATTTCTTAATTGAGAATGAGCCATCTATATTTTTTTCTAATTCTGCTTTTGTTTTAATACATCTGTATTCAATGTTATCAGATACCTGTCTGGTAGCTTTTCTTTTACCAGATAAGCAAGTGCTTAAATCTGGTTGTAATCTTGCTTCTTTAATTTCATTATTGACCAGGAGTAATAAAGCTATGACCATCTGTTCCATTAATGATTCCCATTAGCTCTAACTTTATCTTTAAGCGATTCTAAATTTTCTTTAATTTTTTCAATATCTTTCATAGCATAATTTATATTGACATTGTTGTTTCTCATTGTTTCCATTTCTTTTTGAATATTTTCTACTTGTGATGCTATGTGTTCTAGCAACATAAACTGTTCTTGGTCAGTAGGTTTCTGTTCTGATTTTTTAAGTAGATCAGCTTCAAATAATGCTCTGCTTGTCTCAAGTGAGCCAATCCTATTTTCTAATTCAAAAAAGCTAATCGTTGCAACAACTGCACCAGCTACTATCATTAAAAGATTTTTTGCAGGTAATTGTATTCCTGTATTTTCTGATAGCTTTATATTTTTCATTAATAGTTACTTGGGTTGCCAAATATTGCTAACAATACAAATAGTATTATTAGAACACCTGTAAAATAGTAATTCATAGTTAGCTCCTTAATCGTTGCCATGATCTACCATGATAATTTTAATTCCTAATTTTTTTTGTTTGGCAGTAGGTGTTCGCCAAATTTTTCTTCTGTAAGGTTTTACATTCTTACGAAATGTATTAGTTTTTATGTCTAGTAATTTAATAGTTCCATCAGGAGATACAGCTACTAAATCAAATGGACATTGTGGATCACAAGCTTTTGCTACCCAATAACCTTGTCTAGTTAAATTAACTATTTCTTGGTATTCTCCGATAGTGCCTTTGATATGTGTACTTAATTTAATAGGTTTGACACCAGGCTTAATAGACTGCTTAAACTTATGGTTAGTATTACCCATGCAATTTTTTTTATGTTTTTTATTTCCAAGTCCAAATGGTGTAAGTGATTGTTTGTAATAGTTTCTAACTTTTGATTTATAAGTCTAGTTTCACCTTGTAATTTAATTATATCAATTGAGTTTTTTTGAGATTGAGTTGCCATTAGTTCATAATCTCATCTGTTGTAGCATAACTTAAAGTTATAGCTCTTAAATAAGATATTGCTTTTGCTTGGTCTTTCCAACCAGCAGCTAATTCTAATAAAGCATCTACACCTTTATCACTAACCATAGCTTCAGCAAGTGCATTAGATGTTTTTGAAAATGTTCTTTGTTTAGCCCATCTATTAAAATTTTCAGCAAATCTAAAAATTTCAATTCCTGATGAAACTGGATTTTCTCTCATTAATTCTTGGAAGTTTAAATTTCCTGCTGTGCTTGATCCTGCTTTACCAGACTTACCACTAGCTTTTAAAACTTTACCAAACATCATAACTGATTTTTCTATGTCTTTATATTTAACATTTTTATCTTTTGATTTTGCTAATTGAAATAACATTTCAGTAAAATTACTTTTAGTTTGTTCATTTTTCATAATAGAATTATAAAAGATAGTTCCAGTATTTAATCCATCTTTAACACTATCTGCTGCTGCAATATTAAATTTAGACTGAAAATATGTTGCAATAGTATTTTCTAAAAGATTTGGTACTTTGCTTTTATTTATAGCATTGGTAAATAAAACAATATCTTTTTTAGATAAACTTGGATCATTTAATGCTTTAAATAATTTACCCATGTTTTCAGGTTTATCTGACCATTTAGCATCTGATAAACTTTCAAATATTTTAGTTTTAGATCCTTGAGTAAGGTTGTTATTAAAACCAACCATAAACTCTGAATATTTTTTATTTGCTTTAACCCAGTCTTTATTTGTTTTTAAAGTTGCTCTTAAAACTTCACTTAACTTTCCATAAATAGCTTTATCTAAAAATTTCGCACCCTCAAAATTTCCATAAGCAGAAGTATCTCTAAATACTTTATAAACATTTTGTAATACTTGACCATTACCTTTAGATTTTTCTAAAAGTTTAACTTGATGTTTTAATATGTTTGTTAATTCTTTTGATGCTGCAGGATTTTCAGTAATTATATTATTAAGTGATTTTACTAAATTATTAACTTCTGATGTTTTAAAATTAAAATTTTTAATTTGATTACCACCATTAATTATCCATGCTTGTTTAGACATATCATCTAATTTAACAGCAGCAGTTTTCATTTGACCAAATAATTCCATTTCACTCATGGCTTTATTTTTAGTAATGAAACCCATTGATTTACCCCAATTAGTAATAAATGTTTTTAATTGTGATGGTCTATTTTCCCAAAATTTATCTACTACTTTGTTTCCAATAATGCTTGATTCAATTGTACCATCAACTTTGATAACAGATGATTTACCACTTGCTTCTGATGTTTTTAAAATAAGACCTTTATCTTTTGCGTATTTTTGTAAATCTTTAGTATCTTTAATATTATCAGGAATAACATGTTTTGTAAGAACAGCAGTATTGCCTTTTTTTAAAGCATAAATGTCAGCAGCTATATTTGTTACAACACCAACACCTGTACCAATAGCTTCATTATCAGTAAGATCAGTAACACCTTGTTTTACAACACCTGATGCTGCACCAGTTTTAGTAAGAGTAGATGCAGCTTTTCCAGTTTTACCAAAAATACCACCAATAGCAAACTCCCCAATACTTCTTGCATATTCACCAGCTTTTGTATTTGTGTCGTAAGTTAAAAAATTTTCTCTTAAATATTTACCTGGTCTAAATTTATTTCTTTCAGCAAGTATTTTGTCAGCATAAGTTTGTTCCATTTCTTCAGTTTCGTTTTGTTCAAAACCTGCTGCTTCTGCTGCTTTTTCAAAAAGAAATTTACCACCTTTATCTAAAGCATCAGTTAGCACAAAAGGTAAATCAACTAAATAAGTTACAGTATCTAAAGCACCTACTGCACCAGATACTACAACATCACTTGCAGTTCCAACCACACCAGCTTCTGCCACAGTAATATTGTTATCAGGATTATTATTTTCAGTATTTACTAATTGATTTTCTGTTTTATTATCTTCTTTTTGTTGTTTTTTTATTTCTTCATCAACATTAATACTGTTAAAATATTCTTCTATACTTGTTGCCATAATATCCTTATTTTAAATTATCTATATATTTTTGGTAAATATCTTCCCATTCTATACCAGCATACAATTTATTTAGTTCAGGTTTAATTTGTTCCCAACTATCTCCATAATCTATTTTATAACTTTTAACTAAATTATCAATTTCTGCACCAGTTGGAGCAATTTTATTCTTTTTCATGTATTCTAAAAATTCTTCAGAATATTGTTTTACCTCATTACCCTTTGCATCTTTACCAACACTATATAATTCACCAGTACCAAATTTTTTGAATTTTCTAGCATTTTCAATAACTCTTTTTTGAATTTCAATTTGGTTTTTAATTTTAGCTTTGTAAATTGATGGTGAGTCTTTTGCACTTGGTATAGAAGATTCCAACCAACCAATCTCTTTTTCACCAGCAGCTACACCAGTAATTAGTTTTCTGTATTGGTTAAAATATTGCAAACTTGCTTGTTCCCATCTACTATAACTTGATATGTATTGTTTATCTGTTTGTGATAATGCTTTAGGATTTGTTCTTTCAAGAGCTTTTAAAGCTTTATATTTAACTTGACCTGGATAAGTTGCAAATTCATCTCTAAATACATTTTGAGTATATTCTAATTCACCTAATAATAATTCTCCTGATACAATTTGCTTATCTACTTCTGTACTAGCACCTTTTGATAAACCATCAACACTTGTAGATGTAACTCCTTGTGTAAATTTAGTCCAACCATCTTTAGTTAATTCTCTTGATTTAACTAAATCTGATGGCAAAGATAAATCTAAAGAAACAACCTTTGAACCTTTTTTAAAATTAACATAATTTGCTTTTGGTTCTTTGTTAAAAACATTTTTTTCTAACCATTTTGCAGGAGCTATTTTAAAAGCAGCTTTTTGATCTGCTGGTACTTGGTCTGCATAAGTTTCAATTAGTTGTCTTTTTTCTTCTTCATCTTCTTGTTTTCTAAATAATGATGCTGTTTGCATACCTTGTAAAAGGCTTGGCAAAGCTTGATTAGGACTACCACCTGACAGTCCTGCTGTTAATAATCCTATTCCACCTAAAACTTCTGGTGAGTATAATAAACCTTTATATTTAGATTCTGCCATTAGATTAATCCTTGTTCATTTAAGTAGTTATAAAAAACATTAGTGTTATTCATTTGTCTTGCGTAAGTATCATTATAATTATTTCCATAACCATACTGTTGATTAGGTGGAGTCATATTTAAAATGTTAGCCATTTTAGTTTTAGCTGTGTTGTAAGTATTTAAATAATTTTCTGAAATTCCAAGATTAGTATTATTTAAGTTTGAAAAATAATCATTAACCATAGATCGTTGAGGTGTAGTTCCACCAACAATATTAGCAGCTAAAGGTGTTAATTGATTAACTGCTTCTCTTTCACCCTCTCTAGCATTACCTGTTAAAAAACCACCACCATAATTAAAATCACCAGAACCATCAGGGTTATATTCAATTGTTTTTCCTGTATAACCTAACACTCCTAATGCTTTATTATTATTATAAGCATCAGTAACCCCTCTTACCATAGTGCCAATAATTCCACCAGATTTAGCAATTGTACCTAAAGGGTTATCAGATAAATCTCCTGAAAAAGTTGATGCTGTTTCATCTATTGAGGAAGTGTACTCACTATATTTAGTTTGGTCTTTAACATTAGTTAAAGCTAAATCTAAATTACTTAAAACAAAATCTGTTTCAATGTTAGATAACTTACTACCTTTTAAATTAGAATTAGATAATGATTGTAAGTCATTTAATGTGTCTATTTTATCTTTATCGCTAACATCTGGTGAATCTAAAAAAGCACCTAAATTAGCTGTTTGATATTGTTCTGTATTAATAATTCCTGGAGTTTGTTCTATATCAACTGTTTTAGTATCATTATTCCAAGTAGCATTGGTAATTGTTCCTAAACCATAACCAGTATCTATATTATTTGAATAGGCATCTGTTTCATAATCAAAATTGTTAGAAATTACTCCTGGTGGTAAAACAGGATCAGGTACTACATAGTTATTTCCACCATCATTATTATTATCTCCAACAAATCCACCACCTACTGCTGCTTCTTTACCAACATTAGTTGCATAATCTGTCATATCATCTTGAACAGAATAATTATTATTATTGTTTCCACCAAAGCCATC